ACTGGATTTTTTGAACTTATAAAATGATTATTCCACATCTCACATTAGATCCTGATTACACCTTTGGTGTATCAATTGCAGTGATTACAATTATGTTAGCAGGTTATGGTGTTTATAAAGGATTTTTTGCTAATGATGGATTAGCAGATCCTTGGGATGATCATGATGACTAGTAAAGTAAAGACACTATTAAAGGTTGGAATACCACTTGTTATAGTAATCCAACTTATCTCAATAACATTTTTATTGGCAAGACTCAACAGAGATAAAGCATTCTCATGTAAAACTGCCAGAGAGTATTTGGTGTGCAGACAAGTAGAACTACCATGACAAAACTGATTGAAAAAAATGATCCTAGATATTTTTCACAAACAAGTGATGAACCATATGATCGTCATCATTACAAAATAGTTTCTAAACATTATGCAACTTTTATTGTAAAATCTTGGGATGAAGTTCAAGAGTGGTGGTGGAATCATTGTAATATGATTAATTTTGATGCAGTTGTACATGTTCTTGATAAACCAAGAAAAAAATCTAAGGGGTTTCAATGAGACATATACTATTTGATTTAAAAGATTGTCCATCTGATCTCTTGGATGATGAAAGGTTTGTTCGTAATAGTTTATTTCATGCATCTCTATTATCTAATTCAGAAATTATTAAAATTGATTTTCATAAGTTTCATCCTCAAGGTGTAACTGGATATGCATTACTTGCTGATAGTCATTTAAGTATTCATACATGGCCAGAAAAAGGTGTTGCAAAATGTGACATTTTTACTTGTGGTGCTAAGTCTACACCAGAAAAAGCAGTAGAATATTTAGTAGAGGCTTTCAAAGCTGCTAAATCTACTTCTCAAGAATATGAAAGAATTTGATTATGGACTTGATTACAAAACCATTGATTTTACAATTGAGGAAAACCGCAAACTTTATCGCATTGGAAGGGGGGAACAAGGAGTGTTACTGGTACGCCCTTACACTAACGATATATGCTCTCATTGGAGATTTGTAAATGAAACTACTGCTCGCAAATCTGCTGATAAAATCTACTCCATGTTTTGTGAATATAAGAAGCAACAAGATTTCATTGGAATGGATATGGCAAGGAAGTTTCTTGAAATGGGATTTACTCGCGCCCGTAGGTATGCAAATCATCCTAGTGGAAAGAAGTACGCTAGCGATGGTTCCATATCACCGCAGTCGCCAACCGCACTACACTGTGAAAAGTCCCGTGCTGCAACTGTTTTCAAAAAAGTAAGAGATAAGGCTGCATATGATGAGAAGTATGTTATAATGAGAAAAGAATGGAGGGCATCTGAATGAACATTTTTGTAACTGATCCATCACCAACAGTATCAGCACAATCATTACCTGATAAACATATTGTTAAGATGCCATTAGAATCTTGTCAAATGCTTGCCATAGTCTGTTCTGAGAAATGGGGACATGGTTATGGTGAATTACATAAGAAAGATGGCACAGCATATTTTACAAAGAAAGGTGCCTTTAGAAACCATCCTTGCACTGTCTGGGCAAATGAATCTAACATCAATGCATGGTGGTTAGTTGCACATGCAATGGCACTTTGTGAAGAGTATACTCACAGATATGGTAAAGTTCATAGTTGTGAGAAAGCTGTATTAGAAGCAGGTCATCTCATTCCATTTACTTTGGATAGACCAAAATCATTTGCATTTGCAGGACCTGATGAATTCAAGTATGATACAAGCATTGACATCTTCACTGCTTACAAGTATTATATAAGATCTAAACCATGGGTCTCATCAAATTATCTGCGTGACCCTTCAAGAAAACCAAGTTGGTTATAATTAATGAGTGACTTTATATGGGTTGAAAAATACAGACCCAAAAAGATTGAAGAATGTATTCTACCACAAGGTATCAAAGATACTTTTTTACAATTTCTTAAACAAGGAGAGATTCCTAATCTCTTACTATCAGGTCCTGCAGGTTGTGGTAAGACTACAGTAGCAAAAGCACTATGCCATGAATTAGGTGTAGATTATTATGTTATTAATGGATCTGATGAAGGAAGATTTTTAGACACAGTTAGGAACAATGCCAAGAACTTCGCATCTACAGTCTCTCTTACAAGTGACTCAAAACATAAAGTCATCATCATTGATGAAGCAGACAATACCACTTCCGATGTACAGCTCCTTCTCAGAGCGTCTATTGAGGAGTTCTCCAAAAACTGTAGATTCATATTCACTTGCAATTACAAAAATAAAATCATTGAACCCTTGCATTCTAGATGTGCTGTGGTTGAGTTTGGTATTAAAGGAAAGCATAAACAAGAAATTGCAGTAGCATTTTTCAATAGACTTGTTTCTATATTAGAAGAAGAAAGAATAGACGCAGATAAAAAAGTTCTTGCAGAGTTAATTAATAAACATTTTCCTGATTGGAGGAGGGTGTTAAATGAGTGTCAGAGATATTCAGTTGGAGGTAAAATAGACAGTGGTATTCTAGCAACTTTTAGTGAGGTAAAAACAAATGAGCTTGTTCAGAATCTTAAGAAGAAAAACTTTTCTGAGGTTCGTAAATGGTGTGTCAATAACTTGGATAACGATCCTACTGTTTTATTGCGTCACATTTACGATAATCTTTTCACTACCTTGGTACCTGCTTCCATCCCTGCTGCTGTTCTTGTTATTGCTAAGTATCAATATCAAGTTGCCTTCGTAGCAGATCAAGAAATAAATCTGTTGGCATGTCTAACAGAAATAATGGTTGAGTGCGAATTCAAATGAATGTATTTGGACTTTTGGGCATTTTTCTGCTATTATCAGGTATAGGTTATGGATACCTTGCTTATGTTGGTATTATGGAGATCATGAAATGAAAACAAATTTAAAATTAAGTAAACAAAGACACCAAGTAAAATCAAGATGGTATTATATATTTTGGGGGTCTGCTACATTATCTGTATTTGTAGGTCAGATGTATGTTGGAAGTGGATATCGTCAGATGTCAGAATCATTTAACAGAATGTTAGATGAACCAATAACTATCATAGAAGAAAAGTTCACAAGTCCATATGAAAATTCACCTATGATTATTCCTAGATATGATACCCCTAGTCAACAACCAATTGGAAGTCTCTACTAATGTTTAACTTATTTTTATCTTGTCCACCAGTTTATCATCTACCTGGCACATGGACTAAATGTGAACAACCACTAATTCCTCATGGAAATTTACAAGGATTAACTGGTGATAATTTAATTATTGGTGCAGTTGTTCTAGCTGTATTTTCAGCAGTTCTTTATGGAATACATGTTACCTTAGGTGATGAAAAGTAAATCATTAAAAACACCTCTTCGTTATCCTGGTGGTAAGTCTCGTGCTTGTGCAAAGATAGAGTCTTATTTTCCAGACTTGAGTAAGTATAAAGAATATCGTGAACCTTTTTTAGGTGGTGGTAGTGTAGCATTATATGTAACTCAAAAGTTTCCTCATTTAAAAATATGGGTTAGTGATTTATATGAACCACTAGTAAACTTTTGGCAAGTTCTTCAATGGGAAGGAGATACATTATCTACTGCTCTTATTAATTTAAAAAATAAATATCCAGATCAAGAAAGTGCTAGAAATCTTTTCAATGATGCAAAGGAATTAGTAAATGATCAAGAGTATGCTACTATTGATCGTGCCATTGCATTTTATGTTGTTAATAAATGTTCCTTTAGTGGATTGACTGAATCATCTTCATTTTCTAAACAAGCATCTGATGCTAATTTTACAATCAGAGGTTTGGAAAAATTACCAGAATATTCTAAACTAATATCTAATTGGATAATTACTAAAAATAGATATGAAATTTTACTAAAACAGGAAAATGATGTATTCTTATACATGGATCCACCTTATGAAATTAAACATAATTTGTATGGTAAAAAAGGAACACTTCACAAATGTTTTAACCATGATTATTTTGCCTCTGATTGTAGTTCAAGTGAAATGAATATCCTTATAAGTTATAATTCAGATCAATTAATTAAAGATAGATTTGAATCATCACAATGGAATGTTAGTGAATTTGATTTGACATATACTATGAGATCTGTTGGAAGTTATATGAGAGATCAAAAGGATAGAAAAGAACTTATGCTTTTTAATTATGACATATGAATTGAAGGATTGGCTTAACTCAATAAATCTTACAAAAGAAAATTTATTAGAGGCAGATCCTACATCTAAAAAAAGTTATCCACCATACATTATCAATCGTTGTTTGTCAGGACATTTAGATTGTGTTCTGTTTGTTAATGAAATGAACAAATATCACTTCATAGATAAAGACCTTCAATATTCTTTTTATCTAAATACTGTGAGGAAAAGAAAGCGATTTTCCCCTTGGCTTAGGAAGGATAAGATTGAAGATTTGGATTATGTTAAACAATACTATGGTTATAGTAATGAGAAAGCATTACAAGTCTTGAAGATTTTATCAAATGAGCAAATAAACTTTATTAAACAACGACTTGAAATTGGTGGTAAAAAATGACTCAAAGTATTGAACCTCAGGTTAATTGGTCTCAAGAAAAAATGATTGAGGTCAAACTGAATGAACCAGATGACTTTCTTAAGGTAAGAGAAACTCTAACAAGAATTGGTGTAGCGTCAAGAAAAGAAAAAAAACTTTACCAAAGTTGTCATATTTTACATAAACAAGGTAAATACTTCATAGTGCATTTTAAGGAGTTATTTGCTTTAGATGGAAAGTTCGCTAACCTTACTATTAATGATGTTCAGCGTAGGAATCGTATTACTCGTCTCCTTTCTGACTGGGGCCTCATTAGTATTTTAAAAGAAGAATCAATACAAGACATAGCACCATTAAATCAAATTAAGGTTTTACCTTACAAAGATAAGAATGAGTGGAAGTTAGAACAGAAATATAATATAGGAAAGAAGAATAAAGTAGAGGAAACAGTATCATAAAGTACAGTTCTCCACCTTCCCTTTTGGAGTGGTTCTTGTATAATTAGTAATGTGAATGCTTAACAGGTTCACATTCTAAAATACTCGCTTTAAAAGGAGAAACAATTATGGACAACCCCTACGGTTTACAAAGATATGGCACTGCTGATCTTGGGGATCTAATGGATAGGATCACTAAGAATAGTATTGGTCTAGATACTTACTTTGAAAATATTTTCAATGTAGGTCAACAACAAAGTTATCCACCTTACAATATTGTTCATGTAAACAATGTAGAGTCTAGACTAGAGATTGCTCTAGCTGGATTTAAGAAAAAAGAAATTAAGGTTTACACTGAATATGGTAAGTTAGTGGTAGAAGGAACTAAAGAAAATAAAGAAAATCAAGAATATCTTCACAGAGGTCTTGCATCAAGATCATTTAAAAGAGAGTGGTCACTCTCTGATGACATAGAAGTAAAAGATGTCACTTTTGCAGATGGACTATTGATTGCCACATTAGGCAAGATAATTCCAGACCATCATGCCAGAAAAGACTATCTTTAATAACTAGGGGGTGACAACCCCCTTTTTTTATGCTATAATACTATTAACTGTATAAAAACATGACAATAAAACTTGCATTACTAAAATCAGGAGAAGAAGTCATTTCAGATATGGATGAGATGATAACTGATAAACAAGCAGTGGTTGGATATTACTTTACAAATCCTTGTAGAGCAATGCTTACAACACCTGATGTTTCCTCTACAGATTCTTCAGAAAGACAACCAGTATCAATTAAATTAATACCTTGGTTTCCTCTTGCTAAAGAAGACAAGATACCTGTAGTAGCAGACTGGGTTATCAGCATAGTAGAACCTCAACCAAAACTTAAAGAACTATATACAAAAGCATCTGAAGATTATGAAAAAAGAAAATCTCAAAGTACTAGTCTTAGTGACACAGGAAATGATAGTGACACAAGTGGAGGAAGTCCAGAGTGAATTAGGAGGTCCTGATTGTAAATTAACAGAACCTTTTGTTTATGATCAAGAGAATGAAGTTCTCTCTCCTTGGCTATTAAATGTAACCACTCAAAATACTTTTATGATTTCATCTGATAAGATATTGACTTTAGTTGACCCTAATAGTAAAATAATAAAGAAATATGAGAGTGTGATAGAAGAATGAGGTTTTATACCAATGTTCAAATGATTGGTAACAACTTCTTGGTTCGTGAAGTTGTAAATGGTAAGAGAGAAATATACAAAGAAGAATATTCCCCTACATTATTTGTCAAATCAAATAAAAAGACAAAGTATAAAACACTTGATGGTGTGAGTGTTGAACCAGTTAAACCTGGCACTGTAAGAGATTGTAGAGAGTTCTACAAAAAGTATGATGGTGTAGATGGATTTAAAATATTTGGCAACAATAGATATATCTTTCAATACTTATCAGACAAATATCCTCAGGATGAAGTAAAGTTTGATATCAGTCAAATCAATCTTGTGACAATGGATATTGAGGTCAAGGCTGAACAAGGATTCCCTGATCCTGAGTCTTGTTCTGAAGAGATGTTGACAATATCATTACAAGACTATGCTACAAAAAAGATTACTACTTGGGGTAGAAAACCATATGTTCCTACTCAAGATAATGTAACTTATTATCACTTCAGTGATGAGATTGAAATGCTCAATTCTTTCTTGTATCATTGGTCTAAAAATCCACCTGATGTTATTACTGGATGGAATGTCAGATTGTATGATATCCCATATCTTTGTGGAAGAATCAGTAGGATTATGGGTGATAAGAAATGTAAATTACTATCACCTTGGGGACTAGTATCACAAGATGAAATCTATATTTCTGGTAGAAGATATAATGTTTATGACATTGCTGGTATGACAACTCTTGATTATCTTGAGTTATATAAGAAGTTTACTTACAAGGCACAAGAGTCATATAGATTGGATTATATTGCAAATATAGAGTTAGGACAAAAGAAATTAGATCACTCTGAGTTTGATACATTTAAAGAGTTCTATACTGGTAACTGGAAAAAGTTTGTAGATTACAACATCATTGACGTAGAACTTGTTGACAGACTTGAGGATAAGATGAAGTTGATTGAGTTGGCACTTACTATGGCATATGATGCTAAAGTCAATTATCAAGATGTGATGTATCAGGTAAGAATGTGGGACACCATCATATACAATTATCTGAAGAAAAGAAATATTGTTATACCACCTAAAGACTCAAGTGATAAAAATGATAAGTATGCAGGTGCTTATGTGAAAGAACCTAAACCTGGTAAATATGATTGGGTGGTTTCTTTTGACTTGAATAGTCTATATCCTCATTTGATTATGCAGTATAATATCTCACCAGAAACTTCATTGGAGACAAAACATCCATCAGTTACAGTAGACAAAATACTTGGTGAAGAAATTACATTTGAAATGTATAAAGATAATGCTGTCTGTGCAAATGGTGCACAATATAGAAAAGATGTAAAAGGATTTCTTCCTGAGTTGATGGAAAAGATGTATGCAGAAAGAGTTGTCTT